TTATTATATTGATACGACTGGAAATGGTATATACGGACCTAAAGATAATAATGGTTGGCCAGACGTCGTAAATTATTAAAGTTAATATTTATAAAAAAAGAGAATAATTATGGAACAGAAAAAATTTATACAAGTTTTAAAAAAAGTAGTAAAAGAAACTGTTAGAGAAGTAATAAAAGAAGAACTAACTGAAATTTTACAAGAAGGGTTACAATCAACTGTTGATGATTTAAAAACAACAAAACAAATTGTTAAAAATACTAAACCAGTTAAAAAACATAATATGTTTAAAGAAAATAAATTTGCAAATATTTTAAATCAAACTGAAGTAACTAAAGAAACAACTACTACTTCGGATTATGCTAATTTAATGAACGAAGATATTGTCATGACGTCAAATAATGCACAAAATTTTGGAATGCAACGATCTATGCAATCAAATGCAGCTCCAAGCGTAATTGATGCAGAAACAGGACAGAATATACCTGTACAGGATGCTGCGATTGCAAATGCTATGACTAGAGACTATTCTGCATTAATGAAAGCAATTGATAAAAAGAAAAATAGATAATGGCATATAATATAATCGAAGTAGATACAAATGTACAAAATCCTAATCGAGCTATAGGAGTAAAATTTCCATTTAATAGTCCCGGTATATTTAAAAAAACATTTACTACTTTCGATCAAGCTTCTACTAATGTTAAAAGTTTATTATTAACAAGAAAAGGAGAGCGATATGAACAACCAAATTTTGGTACAGATTTATTAAATGTAGTATTTGAACCAAATGTTAATGCATTAAAAGATTTTATACATACTACTATAACAGATGCAGTAAATTTTTGGCTACCATATATAGATATTACAGAATTAATTATTGTTACCATGGATGATGATCCAACTATGATACACAATATTAAAATATCAATTAAATTTACCGTAACTGGTACAGATTCAGAAGAAACAATAACAATATTTGCTGGACAAGATGGAATACTTAAAATAGAATAGGAAAAATATTATGGAGGTAACAAAAGATGTATCATATTTAGGAAAAGACTTTGGTCAATTTCGTAAAAATTTAATAGATTTTACGAAACAATATTTTCCTAATGATTATAATGATTTTAATGAATCATCACCCGGTATGTTATTTATGGAAATGTCTGCATATGTAGGAGATGTTTTAAGTTACTATGCAGATAACAATCTTAAAGAGTCGTTATTAGAACAAGCATCTGAAAGAAAAAATATATATGATTTAGCTCGATCATTGGGGTATAAATCAAAAAATGCTATACCAGCATATACAGATCTTAATGTATTTCAATTAGTACCATCAACTGGTAGTGGAGTTAATAATTCTCCAGACTTTTCTTATGCATTATCAATTAAACCTGGAATGCAAGTTAAGGAAGATGGAGGTTCTGCAGAGTTTAGAACATTAGATTCTATAGATTTTAGTTTTAGCTCATCAATTAACCCAACCGAAGTTACTGTTTATGAAAGTGATGAAGTAACAAATCAACCAACATATTATTTATTAAAAAAGACAGCAAAAGTAGTATCTGGAGATGTAAAAACTGCTACTTTTACATTTACATCACCAAAACAATATGATAAAATAGTTTTAGATGAAACTAATGTTATTGATATTATATCTTGTCAAGAGTCTGATGGCGATAATTGGTATCATGTTGAATATTTAGCACAAGATACAATATTTAGAGATGTGCCTAATTTATTAGAAAATGATCCTGACTTTGCTCAATATAGAAGTTCTAGTCCTAGTTTATTAAAATTATTAAAAACTTCTAAACGATTTATTACTAGATTACGAAGTGATAAAAAAATGGAAATACAATTTGGAGCAGGTATATCAGATAATAATGATGAAGAAATTATACCAAATCCAGATAATGTTGGTAATGGTATTGCTGCATTCCGTAGACCTATAGATGTTGATATAGATCCATCTAATTTTTTATATACTAGAGCATATGGACAAGCTCCAGCAAATACGACATTAACTATTACATATACAGTAGGAGGAGGAGTTGCAGATAATGTAGCTTCGTCTGTATTAACAAAAGTTGAAAATATAGAATTTGATGATGATCCTAATGCTACAACTAGTGCCGCAATGGTAAATTTTGTTAAATCTAGTATAAGTACAACTAATGAATCACCTGCTCGTGGTGGTAAATCTGCAGATACGTTACAAGATATAAAAAATAATGCATTATCTAATTTTGCTACTCAAAATAGATTAGTTACTAAAGATGATTATATTATTAGATGTTATTCAATGCCGGCTAAATTTGGAAGCGTTGCAAAAGCATATATAGTTCCAGATGATCAATTATCACAAAATCAAATGGAAACAACAAGAATTCCAAATCCATTAGCTATGAATTTATATGTATTAGGTGTTGATAATAATAATAATTTAACAACTTTAAATGATGCAATAAAAACTAATTTAAAAAATTACCTAGATTATTATAGAATACTAACTGATGCAGTTAATATATTAAATGCATTTGTTGTTAATATTGGAATTAAATTTGAAATAACAGTTAATTCAAATTATAATAGTAATGAAGTTTTATTACTTTGTATTAATAAATTAAAAGAATATTTTTCAATTGATAAATGGCAGATTAATCAACCAATTATTATGTCAGACGTAATGAATATATTAGGAAACGTAGATGGAGTTCAATCCGTTGTTGATTTAGACTTTAAAAATCTATTTAATACAGCTGATAATTATTCTGGAAATGTATATGATTTAGAAAGTGCTACAAAACAAGGAATTATTTATCCTCCATTAGATCCTGCAATATTTGAAATTAAATTTTTAAATAAAGATATAAAAGGTAGGGTAGTAAGTGTTTAATTTAATATTTATTTAAAAAGACTAAAATTATGTTTAAAATAATATATCCATCCGCTGATTCTACATTATATGAAGCAAAACCTACGTATAATACTGGTATAGATGAAATACTAGAAGTAGGGAAACATTTAACAGTTGCTGTTACATCTAGCTATGCGTTATCTAGATCATTAATAAAATTTGATATGAATGATGTAAATACAGCACTTACAAAATATGACAAAACAGTAAATGATTGTAAATTTATGTTACAATTATATACTACTCATGCAAAAAATTTACCTTCATCATTTACTATTGATGCGAATGTAGTTGGACAGGATTGGACTAATGGTACTGGATTTTTAAATGTTGATACTGCAATAATAGATGGATGTTCTTGGAATCAACCAAAGTCTGGTTCATATTCTTGGGTTTCTAGTAGTCAAGATATTAATATGCCAGCTGGTAGTACATTATATATTTCTGGATCTGGTAAAGGTGGTAGTTGGTTATATGAATCTGGATCTGCAAATCAAAGTGGTAGTGTTACATTATATTCACAATCGTTTGATGATTCTAATTTAAATGATACTTCAGTAAGACCTACTGATATTAATATCGACGTAACAAATGCTGTTAAACTATGGATATCCGGAAGTGGTGGTTATACAGTTCCTAATTATGGATTTATTTTAAAATATTCTGACGACAATGAATCAGATGCAGCTGTTGGAGGATATGTTAGATTTTTTAGTAGAGATACTCATACTATATATGTTCCTAGATTATTAATGTATTTTGATAAATCTAGTTTTAGTACTGGTAGTTTAGACCCAATTGATTCTGATTCATTTGCAATTTATACTAAATTAAAAAAATCATATAAAGATGAAGAGGTAACAAAAATTAGATTATATGGTAGAGATAAATATCCGCAGAAATCTCCCACTAATACATTTCCTATGCAAACTATTAAGTATATTCCTAGTAGCTCGTTATACTCAGTATTAGACGCCGCTACAGATGAAGTTATAGTGCCATATGACTCTACTTATACAAAGGTTAGTTGTGATAGTACCAGTAATTTTATTTATCTTGATATGTCAGGCCTAATGCCAGAAAGATATTATAAATTAGAATTTAAAATAGTCGATGGATTTCTAGAAGAATACATTAACGATAAATTATTCTTTAAAGTTACAAGATAATACTTCATAATTTTTTAGTTTAATATTTATAGATATATGATTCAAACTAATCAAATTAACATATTAAAATTATTACCAAAACAATCATTTCCGGGTGGTGTTGGATATCAAAG